CTGGACTAAGACGGAGATCGACGAACTATTCCGTGATGATGTCGGGACTTTTGAACGTGGTGTTCTTCGACTTGTTCCCGGCGTATCTGGCCGTCAAGGCTCTTTTGACGCTCTGGTCAGTTTTTCCTTTAATGCAGGGCTAGGCAATCTTCAGCGCAGTCAGATCAGGATGCGGGCCAACCGGGATGACTGGAGCGGGGCGGCAGACGCCTTCCGCCAGTGGACTATGGGTGGTGGCAAAGTCCTGCCCGGTCTGGTTAAACGCAGGGAAGCCGAGATTGCCCTTTTCCTGTCTTGACGGGAGAATACCGCTATGCCGCTGAAGAAACTCACACTGCGCCCAGGGGTGAACAAAGAGAACACCCGCTACACGTCGGAGAACGGTTGGTATGAGTGCGACAAGGTGCGCTTCCGTCAGGGCACTCCAGAGAAGATTGGTGGGTGGACCCGCATCTCTGCCAGTACGTTCCTTGGTGTCTGCCGTTCCCTGTGGAACTGGGTCACGCTTGCGAACCTGAACCTGATTGCGCTGGGCACCAATCTCAAGTTTTACATCGCCCGTGGGGGCGTTTACTACGACATCACCCCCATCCGTGCGACGGTCACGATCAACAACAACCCCTTTGCGCTGACTGCCTCGACCACGGTCACGGTCACGGACACAGCACATGGCTGCGTCACGGGGGACTTTGTGACCTTCAGCGGCGCCGTTGATATTGGTGGCGTGGGCACCAACGTGACTGCTGCCGTCCTGAACCAAGAGTTTCAGGTCACCGTACTTACGGTTGATACCTACACCATTACCATCTCGGTCACTCCCAACGCAACCGCCATCGCCGGTTCCCCCGGAGGCGGAGCGGCAGTAGTTGCTGCCTATCAATTAAACACCGGATCGGCCACGGCAATTCCTCTTACGGGGTGGGGAGCCGGTGCGTGGAGCGCGGGCACTTGGGGTTTTGGTGGAACCTCCAACACAGCAATCCAGTTATGGAGCCAGAAGAACTGGGGCGAGGACTTGGTGTTTGGACCTCGCGGTGGCGGCATGTACTACTGGGACGCCACGACCGGTGTAAACACCCGTGGGGTCGATCTCTCTACCTTGTCCGGGGCCAACGGTGTACCGACCAAGCAAAACTTGGTCTTCGTGTCCGACATCAATCGTTTTGTGTTTGCCCTCGGATGCAACGAGATTGGATCATCTGTGCTCGACCCCATGCTGATTCGGTGGTCGGATCAGGAGAGTGCAGTTGACTGGACCCCGGCAGCGACCAATCAGGCAGGCAGTCTCCGTCTTTCTGATGGCAGCGAGATCATTGCAGCCATCCAGGCCCGTCAGGAAATCGTAGTCTTCACGGACTCTGCTGTTTACTCCTTGCAGTATCTCGGCGCACCAGAGGTTTGGGGTGCTCAGACCCTGGGCAGCAACATCTCGATCCTCAGTCCGAATGCCTTGGCCATCGGTTCCGGTGTGATCTACTGGATGGGGGTGGACAAGTTCTACGCCTACGACGGTCGTATTCAGACTTTGCCAAGTGACCTGCGTCGTCATGTGTTTGGAGACTTCAATCAGTCTCAGGCGGCTCAGGTCTTTGCCGGAACGAACGAAGGTTTCAATGAGGTCTGGTGGTTCTACTGCTCGGCCAACTCTATGGAAATCGACAGGTACGTTGTCTTCAACTACCTTGAGAAGATTTGGTACTACGGCACGATGGCCAGGACGGCATGGCTTGACTCCGGCTTGCAAGACTACCCAATCGCCGCGACGTACCTGGGCAACATCGTAGAGCACGAGAACGGCGTCGATGACAACGCCACCGGGACGCCCGCTGCAATCAATGCCTACATTGAATCTGCCGAGTTCGACATTGAAGACGGCCAGAACTTTGGCTTCATCTGGCGCATGTTGCCGGACGTGACGTTTGTAGGCTCGACGGCCAACAATCCGCAATTAACCATGTCGCTCATTCCCATGAAGGGGGCAGGTTCCGGGTTTAACAACCCTCAGTCTTTGGGCGGATCAAGCAGTGCAGCGGTCACGCGCACGGCCACAGTGCCGATTGAGCAGTTCACCAACATCGTTTACATCCGGGTTCGTGGGCGTCAGTTGATTATGAAGGCTGAGTCGAATGCTCTCGGCGTGACGTGGCAGTTGGGTTCCCCCCGTATCGACGTTCGGATGGATGGTCGCAGATGACACTGCTTGTCGAAAATGTCACCGTACCTGCGCCGCCCAATCTTCCCCTGGCACCAGGGGATTACGACTCTCGGTATCAGGAGCAGTTCAACAACGTCCTGCGTCTGTACTTCAACCGTTTGGACGCAATACTGAGGGGCATCGTGGCAACCACATCACCCATCCCAATCTCCATCGGCGGCACCAACACGGATGCCTTCGGGCGCCTGCGCGTCAGTCAGCCCTACACGCTCTTCGACAGCCAGAACCGATACGCCGCAGACAACCAATTTGATGTAGCCACGACCGGCACGGGTTCAACCACATACCTGCCCAACGAAGCGGCAGTGAAGATGGAAGTGACCGCAGGTGGTGTGGGCACCGTCGTTCGGCAGACCTATCGCTCATTCCCCTATCAGCCGGGTAAGGGGTTGTTGGTGCTTGCCACCTTTGTGATGGACAGCAACCAGAGCCTGAACCTCACGCAGCGGGTGGGCTACTTCAACGACAGCAACGGAGTGTTCTTTCAGCGCGTGGACGGCGTTTCCTCATTTGTTCTCCGGTCTTCGGTCACGGGGACGCCCTCCGATGCCCGCACAGTAAATCAATCGGACTGGAACGGCGATAAGTTGGATGGCACGGGGGACTCTGGCTACACACTCGACCCGTCCAAGGCTCAGATTTTGTGGATGGACTTTGAGTGGCTCGGCGTCGGATCAGTCCGGTGCGGCTTCATCATCAATGGCCAGTACATCGTCTGCCACACATTCAACAACGCCAACAACATCACCAACGTCTACATGACCACGGCTATCCTGCCGGTGCGGTATGAGATTAGAACCGCGACTTCTGCGGTGGCGGCTTCGATGAAGTCTATCTGCTCATCCGTAATCTCTGAAGGCGGATATGAGGCAACCTCCATCGAGCATGTGGCAAGACGGATAAACGCGACTTCCGGTTCAACCATCACGACTTCGTTCTACCCCATGGTGTCCATACGGTTGGCGTCAACGGCGCTTGGGGCGGTTGTCGTTCCTTCTTCTCTTAACTTCCTGCCCACAACGGCGGACAACTACGAACTTGCGCTGATTAAAAATCCAACGCTGACCGGACCGTCGTGGTCTGCCGTGTCTTCGGATGTAAACGTCGAATCTGATATTTCGGCCACCGCCATGACGGGCGGCATCATTGCGTCAAGTTCTTTCACCACGGGCAAGTCCGGCCCCACGCCGCTTGCTTCTGTGAATTCCTACAACTGGGATTTGCAACTTGGCGCATCTTTGGCGGGCGTGAGCGACATCTACACCTTGGCTGCTAGAGTGGTGACAACAGGCGGCGCGGGTTCCGGCGGCGGCATCGGGTCGCTTTCCTTCTACGACCTGACGCAATAAGATCATGGCGCGACTGTCCACAGAAGAAGAGTTTGAAACATTCCCGGAAGATGGGGGCGACGTCGCGCCCGCGCCCGCGCCTGCGCCTGCCCCTCCTTTTGATCTCAAGGCGTACATGTACGCGCTTGACCCCAACGATCATGCGCTTGCTACAAAGCGAGGCCTTGAATATGCAAAACAGCAGGGGTGGTCTCCCGAACGCACCGTAGCGGAGTGGAATAAAGCCCTTGGCACGTCCTTTACGCTCGCCGACTACTACCGCGTCACCGGTACGCAGCCTACCCCCACACCCACGGCTACACCCACGGCCACGCCCACGGCTACGCCTACGCCTACGCCCATGGCCACGCCTACGCCCACGGCCACGGTTGTTACTACACCTGAGCCCACGGCTACGGTTGCGCCTACGCCTGAACCTACGCCCACGGCAGTAGTTACGCCCACGGCTACGGTTGCGCCTACGCCTGAACCTACGCCCACGGCAGTAGTTACGCCCACGGCTACGCCCACGGCTACGACTACACCGACGCCCGCTCCCACGCCTGCGCCCGCTACACAGGGCCCCCCGCTGCCCGCATGGGCGCGGAACATGCCAACTACGTACAGCGAAGAAGGTCGTAAGTTGCCGGACGGAACTTACGTTGGCGACGCTTACGGCTACTTCTTTACCGACTTTCGCGCCGCGTACAACGATACAAGTCCAAGTTACCCGGACGATCTGCGCCGATTTTTTGCTGCGCAGAAAGTGCAGTCCACGCTTGATACCTACGGGGTCACTGATCCTGAGCAACTGAAGAACTTCAAGATAGCCACGACCCCCAGTGGCGTCATTGCGATATTCAACCCGGACGGCTCCATCCGGTCCCAACGCTACGACGCACTGCTGGATACACGTGGTGCGGGCTTTGGCGACTTCCTCAAGAGCGCGGCGTCGATCGCCGTCATGGCGTTCCCGGGCATCGGTACCGCAATCGGCAGCGCACTTACCTCTGCTGCGGGCGTAACGGTAAGCGCCGCCACAAACGCTTTTATCGGCAGCGTCGTCATGAACACGGCGCTCAGCGGCGGAAATATCAAGGCTGCGGTAACGCAGGCGGTCGCATCAGTTGCCAGTTCGGCAGCGGCCAACGCCGTTGGGAATGCGGCGGCGGGTTTGTTTGACGGCGAGTTAGGTACTCGGTTCGTTGAGTCTGTCACACGAGATGTGACCCGCGCTGCCATTCTGGGGCAAGACCTAACGTCAGCGGCTACTGCATCCGTACTGGGCAATGCAACCGAGTTGGCGCTCAGCAAGATTCCCGGCTTTTCGTCTTTGCCGCCCACGGCTCAGTTGGCAGTGCGGCAGTCGGTGTACACAACGCTTCAGGGTGGCGACATGTCCAACCTGGGGGCATCCATCACCAATGCAGTGACCAATGGAGCGATTGCATTTGGCATTTCGCAGATACCGGGTTTCGATCAACTGACCCGGTTCCAACAGCGGGTTGCCACCTCTTTGCTGACTACCGCCATCAAGGGGGGAGATCTCTCGGCAGCGGCTATCAATTTGGCCATCAATCAGGTCGGACGTACGCTTTCGTCTGCTTCTTCTAAGACATTCCGTGATGTTGGCAAGAGCGCGGGGTTCTACGAATTTGCCGACGGGTCGTACCTAGACGGCGACAAGTATTACGACAAAGGCGGCAATCTTGTCTCTACGGGACAGACCCGGGAGTCTATAGGTAAGCCCTTGGCGGGAGAAGCCGAAACCGCCGTCACAACTCCTACCCCCACCGCCACCGAGCAGGTGACGGTCACCACGGCAACGACGCTTCCCACGGACGTCGTTGTGCCCACCGCCACGCCTACCCCTACGCCGGTAATTACTCCCGTAGTTACGCCTACGCCTACGCCTACGCCCACCGCTACGGAACAAGTGACGGTCACGGCTACGCCCACGCCAGAGCCTACGGATATTGTGGTTACTCCGGTTGTTACTCCGGTCGTGACACCCGTGATCACGCCGGTTGTCACCCCCGTAGTTACGCCCACTGCCACCGAGCAGGTGACGGTCACGGCTACGCCTACACCGGAGCCTACGGATACTGAGGTTATCCCCACACCGTCTCCGGTCGTCACGCCCGTGATCACGCCGGTTGTCACCCCCGTAGTTACGCCCACTGCCACCGAGCAGGTGACGGTCACGGCTACGCCCACGTCGGAGCCTACGGATACTGAGGTTACTACCACACCGTCTCCGGTTGTCACGCCCGTGATCACGCCGGTCGTCACCCCGACGCCTACCCCCACGGCTACTCAGACCGTGACGGTTACGACAACGGTTTTGCCAACCGATACGGTTACGCCTACTCCGGTCACGACGCCAACGCAAACCGTGACGGTCACGACGCCAACGCCCACGGGAACGCCAACTCAGACCGTTACTGTGACGGCTACAACGCTGCCGACGGACACGCCGACGCCTACCCCGACCCCGACAGTGGAGCCTACGGTAGAGCCTACGGTGGAACCTACGGTGACGCCTACGGTAGTAACGAACACCCCAACTCAAACCGTAACAGTCACGGCAACAAAACTGCCGACGGATACGCCTACCCCGACACCCACGCCTACTCCTACTCCTACCCCGACGCCGACGCCGACGCCGACACCCACGCCGACACCCACGCCCACGCCTACCAGGACGCCGACTCCGACCCCTGTACGTACGCCCTTGCCGCTCCTGCCCCCGCTGACTGGACTGGGAGGGGGCGTGGGTACCTCGCAGCGGACGCCGATCTATGCGGGCAAATACTCAGCCGTAGACCCTTTCCGCACGTTGGAAGAGATCTTGGCCGATAGAAAAGAAGATGCTTTTTCCCCCACTCCAACTAGAATGGCCCAAGGTGGCCATGTGGAAAATCTGACAACCCAGCCAGGGACTTTGCTGGACCTGCTGCGCCTGCTGAAATGAGGTGACTTATGTATGTAGTCGTTGGATATGACGAAGATGGCTACCCAATTTGGGAAGATGATGGCTCAGAAGCAGGGTCTGACACGGAGGGCGAAACCTCCGGCAATCTGATCTCGCTTGGCGGTCCCGAGGACATCATTGCCCGATCTGTTGGGCAATTCACCATCGGCTCTGATGTTGTCTACCGTTTGCCGGATGGCACCGGTATGGGTATCAATACCGAAACCGGTACGTACTACCCCATCAATGCGGCGCAACTGACCGCTATGGCTTCCGGCAGCGGTAGCCCCTCTGCGGACTTCATGGGCAACTTGCGCGGTGCGGGCGTATCGCTTGGTGCTGGTAGCGGGTTCAACCGTTTCCTTAACCAACTCAAGTCAACGTTCACCAAAGACGGCAACGTAGATTGGGCGGCTTTGGCTACTGCCGCCGCTGCGCTGTACAGCAAGTTTGGTGGAGGCTCCGATGTCAAGACGGGCGGCTACAACGTGCCCGTACCGAAGATGACGGCCACCCGAGAAGCCGTGAACATTCAGGACCCCAATCGTCGTCCCGGCCAAGGCGGACTGCGGTACTTCACTGATGTGCAGTACACCCCGAGAGGGGACGAAGCTGCGCTGACCGCCGCAAAAGAAGCCTCTGCTGCGCAAGCCGCCGGGCTACGCGCGGCCTATACGCCCACTGCCGCTCCTCCGCCCACAAGCCCCTATGCAGGCACGTTCAAGATGCCGTGGGAAAAGACTTCCGCTCCCGCGCCTGCCCCAGCCCCTGCTGCCCAGGGCGCATCGAACGTGGCGACTGTTCTCAAACCTGAAGACCGTATGCCGGTAGACACGGATAAGAGCCTACCTGCCCAACCAAAACGAGGAGCCGCAACCATGGCTGATGGCGGTATTGCGATGTTGGCTCGTGGAGGTCGTTACCTTCAAGGCGCTACGGACGGAATGGCTGACGAGATTCCCAGTTCAATTGACGGCAAGCAACCTGCGGCCCTGAGCCACGGTGAGTTTGTGATTCCTGCGGACGTCGTGTCGCACCTGGGTAACGGCAACTCTGATGCAGGTGCCAAGAAGTTGTACGACATGATGGCGCGTGTGCGCAAAGCCCGCACGGGTAACCAGAAGCAGGGCAAGAAGATCAACCCAGACAAGTTCATGCCCGGCGGCCTTGCAGGCTACGCCGGAGGCGGCGTGGTGGCGTTCCAAGCCGGTGGTGCTGCTGGTACCGGCGGTACCGGTGGTGCCGCTTCGGGAGTTACCAGTTACGGCACCTCGCAAGCCTCTACTCTGTCTCCGTGGGCCGGTGAGTACGTCACCAATCTATTAGGTGAGGCTGAAGCCCTGAGCAAGCAGCCGTACCAAGCCTATAAAGGCCCTCTGACGGCGGGCGCGTCCAACTTGCAGCAGCAAGCATTCGCGGGCGCCGGTGAAATGGCTAAGACGGGCTACACCCCCGGTACGTTCACATCAGGTACGTTTGGTTTGGATGCGGCCAAGCAGTACATGAACCCGTACTTGCAAGCGGTGCTCGACCCCACATTGGCGGAGATGCGTAGGCAATCAGACATCGCTCGATTGGCAGATGCTTCGCGGCTCACGCAAGCCGGTGCGTTTGGTGGCAGCCGTCAGGCCATCATGGAAGCCGAGGGTCGGCGCAACCTGCTTGAAAAGCAGCGACAGGCCATTGGTGAAGGCTATGCGTCCGCATACGACAAGGCCATGGCACAGTTCAATGCCGAGCAAGGTCGCCAGATGGAAGCCCAGAAAGCCGGTGAAGCCTCGCGCCAGTTCAGTGCAGACTTTGGCGCTAAGTCGATTGCAGACCTTGCCAAGTTGGGCGCGGAGCAACGCGCCATCGAACAAGAAGGGCTGACGGCGGAGCGTAAAGCGTTTGAAGAAGAGCGCGCTTATCCGTTCTCCATGCTGGATTACCGGCGCAAGATGATTGAAGGACTGCCCATTGGGGCAACTACGACTACCCCCAACACCACAGGACTGGGAGAAATAACGTCGTTGATCGCGGATTTGCGTACGCTGTACTCAAGCCTTAGCAAACTTGGTCAGGCCCCCGGCCCCTAAGAGGTATTGATATGCCATCTCCCAATCTCGTTCAGATCCAACGCGACCTGCAAATGCTGCCCCCTGGGCCGCAGACGATGATGTACCTCAAACGCGCCAAGGACGGTATGGTGGCGTCTGTGCCTCCATACTTGGCCGCTGCGGAACTTGCAGGGCGCGAAAAGATGGCGCAGCGTCAGGCTATGTCCGACGGTGCTGTACCGGGCGAGCAACCCACGGTCTCGCAGCAGTTGTCGCAGAAGGCTGACCTTTTGGCGCTTCAGGCCATGAAGAAGCAGGCCATGGAGCAGCAGTCTGCGAACCAAGCCAGGGAAGCCGTGATGCCCGCTCCCGAAGGCACCCCCGAGCCCGAAGAACAGCCCCGCCGCGAAGGCGGCATTGACCAGTTGCCGGTTGACTTTGGTCTGGCTGGCGGCGGTATTGTGGCGTTCCAAGAGGGCGGCGTGCCGATGACGACTGGGTACGCACCGGAGTATCAAGAGGCGCGGGCGCTTGGCATTGACTTGAGCCCTTACGATTCTCCCGAAGAGCGTAAGGCCAAACTGGAGCGCCTTGCTCGCATGCGAGAGTTCCGCAAGCAAGCCGGAACGGCGCAGATTCCTGGGCAAGCGGCTGATGTGCAAGCCTTGGCTGCACAGATGAACAAGCCCCCTGCGCCCCCGGCACCGCCGGTCAAGACTTCTACTATGACGCCCCAGCAAATTGAGGCTCAAGTAAAGAAGCCTCAAGTCGCTCCACCTGCACCCCCTGCCGAACCGCCCGCCGCCGCTCCTGCGGCTCCGACCCCTACCGAACAGTTGCGCGCTGCACTGATGGGGCGCTTGGGCATGGGCGGTCCACAGGGAGAGGCAGTAGCCGCTATCCCCGGTGCGGAACCTACTGGTACCGGTGGGCTAACGCAGGCTGGGCAGGACGTGAAGGCTCTGGCTGCCATGATGGGACTCGGTACCCCCGCTGGTGCGGAAGAGCGCGAGATGATTGCGCAGATGCGTGCGCGACAGGCCCAGCGGGAAAAAGAGCGTCAGCAAATGGGGCTCGATGCAGTGCTGCGCGGCTTCAGCCGTGGGCGTGGCGG